GGTTCAGAGCCTAGGTGATCATGCTCCGTCGTCACGCAAGGTGATGGCGTTTTCGCCGCGCAACGCGGCTCGTTGGAGTGATCGATATGCCGAAGGGTGGAGCACGCACCAGGTCCGGGCCGGCGCCTGATCCGACCGCGCTGAGGCGCGAGCGGGATGCCGGCGAGTGGACGATCCTGCCCGCTGAGGGCCGTGAGGGCGCAACGCCTGACTGGCCGTTCGAGGAGCAGAGCGTTCGCGAGGCGGTGCTGTGGGAGCGCCTGTGGGAGAAGCCGCAGGGGTTGATGTGGGAACGGTACGGCCAGGAGCTTGAGGTCGGCCTGTACGTCCGTCGGCTTGCCGAGGCGGAGAAGCCGGGCTCGGCAGTCGTTTTGTCGACGCTGGTGCGGCAGATGGCGGACTCGTTGGGGCTGACGACGCCTGGGATGCGCGGCAACCGGTGGCGCATCGACCGGGTCAGTGAGGAAGACGCGACTCCGGTGGGGCCGGGCGTGCCCGTTGAAGCGACGTCGGCACGAGCCAGGTTGAGGGCGGTGCCTGGTGGTAGCGGCTGACGATGGGACCTGGTCCCTCGACTTCCCTACTCTGTTCGTCGTCCCGGACTGGATTGCCCAGCACTGCAAGTTGCAGTCTGTCGGCGGTCTGGACAGTACGCCGCGGCCGTTCGAGATGTACGACTGGCAGTTGCGGATCACGGCGAATCTGTACCGGGTCAAGCCGACTGCCGAGCTGGGCCAGTTGTCCACCGCGTTCCACTACAGGCGTGCTCAGGCGGTGGCTCCCCAGAAGTCCGGCAAGGGCCCGTGGGCCGCGTCCGTGGTCGCCGCCGAGGCGGTCGGCCCGGTGCTCTTCAACGGGTGGGCGCAGGGCGGGGAGCGCTATCGCTGCTCGGACCACGGCTGCGGCTGCGGCTGGGTGTACTGGTACGAGCCGGGCGAGCCGATGGGCCGGCCGTGGAACCAGCCGCTGATCCAGATCACGGCGACGTCCGAGGACCAGACGGACAACACGTACCGGCCGCTGCAGGCGATGATCCGTAACGGTCCGCTCGCCGAGGTGATGAAGGTCGGTGAGCAGTTCATCCGGCTGCCGAACGACGGTCGCATCGATGTCGTCACGTCGAGCGCCCAGAGTCGGCTCGGTAACCCGATCACGTTCGCGTCGCAGGATGAGACTGGGATCTGGACCGATCAGAACGGCATGACGAAGGTCGCGACGACGCAACGCCGCGGCTTGGCGGGCATGTCGGGGCGCTCGCTGGAGCAGACGAACGCCTGGGATCCGACAGAGAACACCGTCGCGCAGAAGACCGCGGAGACGAAGGCCCCGGACGTCTACCGGTTCCACCGGCTGCCGCCCAAGGGTCTGGCGTACACGAACAAGGCCGAGCGCCGCAGGATCCATGCGGCCGTCTATCTGGGCAGCTCGCACATCGACCTCGACGCCATCGAGGGCGAGGCTTTCGAGCTGATGGAGAAGGAGCCGGCGGAAGCGGAGCGCTTCTACGGCAACCGGATCACGGCGGGTATGGGCACCTGGCTGCAGCAAGACCGCTGGGACGCCCGCATGGCCTTGGAGGATGTGCCGGACGGGACGGCGCTCGCGTTGGGCTTCGACGGTTCTGACGTGGACGACTGGACTGGTATTCGCGCCGAGACCTTGGACGGCTACCAGTTCACTCCCACGTATGGGCCCGACAGCAGGCCGTGCATCTGGGATCCGGAGGACTGGGAGGGGCAGGTGCCGCGGCTTGAGGTTGATGCCGCGGTGGACGAGCTGATGGGCCGCTTCAACGTGGTGCGTATGTACGGCGATCCGCCGTACTGGACCAGCGAGATGGCGTCCTGGCAGGCCCGCTTCGGCGAGAAGCGCGTCACGGAGTGGCAGACGTACCGGGTTGCGCAGATGCATGCGGCCTGCGAGCAGCTGCTGACGGATGTCACAAAGAAGGACACGACCTTCCGGCATGACGGCTGCGAGACGACGTCTATTCACGTCCGAAACGCTCGCAAGGCGGCACGGCCGGCGAAGCGTTACGTGTTGCGTAAGGCGACGCACGTCCAGAAGATCGACCTCGCCGTGGTGTCAGTTCTCGCCCATGAGGCGGCGTGCGATGCGATCGCCGCCGGCGAGGCCCGGACTAAGAAGCGCAGGGCGCGCGGATTCTGACCGAGAGGGGGCCGGATGCCTCAGCCTGCTGCAGTCCAGTCCCCGGAGTGGTGGCGTGATCGCCTGTATGAGGCGCTGTGTAAGCGGTCTGAGGAGACGAAGGTTTTCGACGACTACTACGAGTGCGAGCATCCGCTGCCGCATCTGCACGAGAAGGCCCGGGAGCCGTTTCGTCGGCTGCTGAAGATGTCGCGGGCGAACTACATGGAGCTCGTCGTCGACGCCCTCGTAGGCCGCCTGGAGGTGGCCGGTTTCCAGTCCGACGTCGAGGGCGACGCCGACAAGGCGGCCTGGGAGCTGTGGCAGGGCAACAACCTGGACGGCGGTTCGTCGCTTGCCTTCCTGGAGGCGGCGATCCGCGGCAACGCCTACATGCTGGTGTCCCCGGACAAGCGGCTCGGGTTCCGGATCACTCCGGAGCATCCGACGCAAGTCATCACGGAGGGCAAGCCGGGCGAGCCTGGCGAGATGGCCGCGGCGCTGAAGCTGTGGGTGGACGACTGGACGTCGAAGCTCTGCTGCACCGTGTATCTCCCGGACCGGATCTACAAGTTCGAGGCGCCCGAGCCGAAGTACGGGGAGAGGACCCAGAAGCCGCAGTGGGTGCGCCGCGAGGTGGCGGGCGAGGAGTGGGGCGGCAAGAACGTCCTCGGTGAGGTGCCGTTCGGCGAGCTGGCGAACCGGCCGCGCATGCTGAAGCCGGGTGCGTCGGAACTGCGGTCGGTGACGGGGATCCAGGACCGGATCAACAAGACGATCGCGGATCGGATGATGACGCAGGAGTTCGCGGCGTTCCCGCAGAAGTGGGTGACCGGGATGGAGATCCCGGTCGATGAGAACGGTCAGGACATCGAGCCGTTCGACGTCGCCGTGAACAAGATCCTCGTCGCGGAGGAGAACGGTGCGAAGTTCGGCCAGTTCGCTGCCGCGGATCTGACGGGCTACCTGAAGGGCAAGGAGGCCGACGTCCATGACATCGCGGCGATCACGTCGACTCCGCCGCACTACCTGCTCGGCAGCATGATCAACTTGTCGGCGGAGGCGTTGAAGGCGGCCGAGGCGGGCCTCATCCATAAGATTTATCAGCGGCGCCGGTTCCTCGAAGAGGGCCTGGAGCGGACGATGCGGTTGGCCGGGTTTGCCTCGTCGCAGGCCCGCATCGTGTGGAAAAGCCCGGAGTGGCGCACGGAGGGCGAACTCGTCGACGCGCTGGTGAAAATGTCGACACTCGGGGTGCCGCGCGAGGTGCTGTGGGAGCGCTGGGGTGCGACGCCGCAGGAGATCGAACGCTGGCGGCAGCTCAACGAAGACGCCCTGGACCGGGCGATGGAAGGCGACCTGGCCGCCGAGTACGGGCCGAAGCCGACCGAACCCGCGCCCGCGCCCGTCGAGGAGTGAGCGGTGGCGCTGACCGCCCGGGAGATCGGGCTGCGCCACTACCGGAAGCAGGCGCGCATTGCCCGTCTGACCGCGAACCAGGTGCAGGGATTGTGGCGCCTGCTCGATTCGACGGATCTGACGACGTCCTGGGATGCCAGGGTCGGTCCGCGGATCGTTGAGGCGGTCACTGCCGGCCAGTTGGCGTCGGCGGCCTTGGCGGACGACTACGTGGACGCCGTGGTCGAGGCAGAGGGTGCGGACCCGGAACGCGCGGGCCGGGTCCGCCCGACAGCGTTCGCCGGTGCTGCCGCGGACGGTCGGTCGCTTGAGTCACTGATGTACCTGTCGGTGATCACGTCGAAGGAGCGGATCGGCCGCGGTCTGTCCGTGGACGACGCGTTGATGATGGGCCTGCGGCAGGCGCTGCGCATGGGCTCGTCGGAGGTCACGCAGGCGGGTCGGGCAGCCGTCGGGTCCTCGATGGCCGGGCAGCGGACGATTCAGGGCTACGTGCGGGTTGTGCAACCGCCAGCCTGCTCCCGCTGCATCATCCTGGCCGGCAAGGAATACGGCTGGAACCGCGGCTTTCAGCGGCACCCGCACTGCGACTGTGTTCACCTGCCGACCACATTGATCGCCCGCCACCAGCGCCGCGGCTCGCTGGCCTCTGACGCCTATTCGCCGACGACGCGACCCGGCTCCGGTGGCCGCGGCTTCATCGACCCGAACGCCTACTTCAACGGCTTGTCCCGCGCCGAGCAGGACCGCGTCTTCACGGCGGCCGGGGCGCGGGCGATCCGTGAGGGCGCCGACATCGGGCAGGTCGTGAACGCCCGCCGCGGCATGTACACCACGACCGCCTACGGCCGGACGCTGCGGGCGACCCGCGAGGGCACGACGACCCGCGGCTACTTCTACCGGCAGGAACGGGCCCGGGACATCGCCCGCGGCCGGGTGCCCGCCAACATCGGCCGCTCCTACCAACTGACCAGCCCCCGCCTGCTGCCCGAGCAGATCTTCGAGCTCGCCGAGAGCCGCGACGAGGCGATCGCCATGCTGCGGCGCTTCGGCTACCTGACCTGACCGCGCGCAATGCGCGGCCTTATCCCGCAACGGGAGTGTTCCGCATGTCCGAAACCGCAACCGAACCCACCGCGCCCGAAGGCGGCCAGCCCGCCGAGCCGGGCACAGCCGAACCTGCCGGCGACGCACCCCTCGGTGCTGCTGGGGAGAAGGCACTCGCCGAGTGGAAGCAGCGCGCCAAGGCCGCCGAGAGGGAAAGCAAGACGCACGCCGCGCGCCTGCAGCAGCTGGAGGACCGCGACAAGTCCGAGGCCCAGAAGGCCGCCGAGCGTGCCACCGCAGCCGAGCAGCGCGCCGCCGCAATGGCGCAGCGCGCCGCCAAAGCCGAGGTACGGGCCCTCGCCGCATCCACCTTCGCCGACCCGTCGGACGCCGCCGCCTTCCTCGACCTGAGCGAGTTCGTCGACGACACGGGCGACATCGACAGCAAGGGCATCGAGAAGGCCCTCGCCGACCTGCTGAAGCGCAAGCCGCACCTCGGCAAGGAAGCCACCCCTCCCTCCTTCGACGGCGGCGCCCGCACCACCGCAGGCGCACCGACCGACATGAACGCCCTGATCCGCAGCAAGGCGGGCCTCGGCTGATCCATCCCCGGCAGGGCAAGGTCCGGCCGGCTGACCAGAAATGAGGAGGCCGGACCATGGCCTACACCAACCTGACCTCGCGGACGGACGCTGCGGCGCTCATCCCAGAAGAGGTCTCCAAGGAGATGCTCGGCAAGGCGCTGGAGCAGTCCGCCACGCTGAGCCTGTTCCGTCGCGTGCCGGTGGGGCGTGCGCAGGTCCGGTTCCCGGTCCTGTCGGCGCTGCCGACCGCGTACTTCGTGTCGGGTGACACCGGTCTGAAGCAGACGACCGAGGTCAACTGGACGAACAAGTACCTGAACATCGAGGAGATCGCGGCGATCATGCCGGTCCCGGACAACGTCCTGGCCGACGTGGACGCCAACGTGTGGGACGAAGCGATGCCGCTCCTGACGGAGGCGTTCGGCCGCACCCTCGACGCCGCGGTGTTCTTCGGAACCAACGCGCCGTCCTCGTGGCCCACGAACATCGCCTCCGCGGCGACCGCCGCCGGCAACAATGTCACCGCCAACTCGGCGGCGACTGCGGGCGCGTTCTACGGCGACATCGACAACGCCTACGGCCTGGTCGAGGCCGACGGTTATGAGGTGACCGGCTTCGTCGGTGCTACCTCGGTCAAGTCGAAGCTGCGCAAGGCCCGCGACAGTCAGGGCCGCAAGCTCGACGAGACCCGTGTGGCGGGCAACCTGTCGTCCATCGACGGCATGCCCATCGTGTACCCGATGCGCGGTCTTTTCGGTACGACGACCGGCTCTCCGACGCTGTTCATGGGCGACTGGAGCCAGTTCGTCATCGGTGTCCGCCAGGACATCACGATGAAGATCCTGACCGAGGCGGTCATCCAGGACAACACGGGCGCAATCGTCTACAACCTGGCACAGCAAGATATGACTGCCATCCGCCTGACCTTCCGGATCGGCTGGCAGGTCGCCAACACCATCAACAACGATCAGCCGACCGAGGCGTCCCGCTACCCGGTCGCCCGCATCGACCTGCCGTAACCCGACCCGACACAGAACAGGAGCACCCCCATGGCAGACACCGCGCCCCTGCAGCGGGTCATCGAGGTCGACGTGCCGGCCGCGGCGACCGCCGTCAGCGACGACTCGGTCATCGCGCAGGCACCGTTCGACTGCACGGTGACGTCCGTGCAGTACATCCCGGAGGCCGCCATCACCGGCGCGGCCACCAACAACCGCACCGTCAGCCTCGTCAACAAGGGGCAGGCCGGGTCGGGCAGTACCACGGTGGCGACGCTGACCTTCGACAACGGCATCAACGGCACCGCCAACGACGAGAAGATCATCACCCTGTCCGGGACCGCGGCGAACCTGGTGCTCGCCTCCGGGGACACCCTGCTGTGGCGGTCCATCGCCAACGGCACCGGGCTGGCCGACCCCGGCGGCCTCGCGCGTATCACCGTCACCCGGAACTGAGGAGCAGACTCATGGCAGAGCGCAAGACCGCCCAGCCGCCGCAGGATGCGGCGCAGAAGGAAGTTCAGAAGGCCGTCGACGAGGCCGAGGACAAGGGCTATCTCGGCGTCGAGGTCGACCCGACGCCCGACTCCCACTACACCGTGTCCGGCGTCCTCGCCGGCAAGCCGACCCCGGAGACCGACCTCGATCACGCCCGCGAGATCCGGCAGAAGCTCGACGACGACGCGCGCCAGCGCTGACGAGGGGAGGCTGCCGTGGCTCTTCCTCCGTTCGCTACGGCGGCCGACCTCGCGGCGGTGATGCAGGCGTCTGTCGATGCGGCCGCCGCGGATCTGGCGCTGGCTTCCGCGTCCGCTGTCATCCGCCGGTGGACGCGGCAGACCATCACCCGCGTCGTCGACGATGCGGTGACGCTG